CACTTGGCGTGCCTCGAAGGCTGGGGTTCAACTCTGAAAACCTCTGATACGCTTGTAACGCCGAAAAACTCACCGCCACTCGCGCTGGGGTTCAACTCTGAAAACCTCTGATACGCTTGTTGCAGCCCTGAAAACAGGGTTTAAGCAGGCAGTATCGGGGGTTTTCGCTTTGAAAAAATTGCAGCCCCATCCTGAAAACTTCTTTTATATGAAATGCTCCTCGATAGGTGGTGTCGCCTCCTGCGCAGCTACCCGCTCCGCTCCTGCGTTAATCCGGGCGACGATGGCATCATCATCAAAATCATCAGCAGCGTCAATCGGAGTTTTGCATGGGTCGCTGTGAATGTCGATTGGTTTATCTTCATTCCAGCAGCCTTAGCCGCAGTAGAAGCTCTTCGGTTAGCTCGGCGTCGGTGGCTTCCTTAAGCGTTGTCCCGCCTGTATCAACTTCTCGAAGATCAGCTTCTTCCTCGGTTAGGAAACCTGCTGCCACTAGGGCTTCTAAAACGTTACGGTTGTAGTTGCGGGCGAATTTCACGACAAGATTGGGGTCAGGCCGTGCACCGTTTTTCCACCTAGTAAAGGCTGACTTGTCGACGCCTATCCTTTTGGCGGCTGAGCTGTATGTGTCTTTCCTGATTGTTTTTGTGACATACTGCCACCATTTTGTCCCGCTTGCCATAAGGAAAATGGTAGTTATATGACTATGGGGCCGGCAATATGGGATTAAGTGGTTACGTCGCCATCAATTGTCAGGGTTAGCTGTCCTCGGCCGTAAGCGCCGAGTTCTATTTTTGCTTGAGGGGTAAGTATGTTCTCTGCAAGCTTGTAAATCAATTGTTCCGAGGTTGCCGTTTTCAGTAAAAGATCATCCTCAGTACCTAAGTAATCAGAAACTTCCGCATGTGTAAGTCTTCCAAGCTCGATAAGAGCATGAATAGGAGAAAGGTTTAACTTTCTCGACACTAATATCAACTCATCTGCCGATAGGCCTTCGCTGAGTCGTTTCGTAGCGGTCCTGCGAGAAACGCCTAAAAGATCGGCGAATTCGGTAGTGGATATTTTCCGTCGAATCATTGAGCTGAACCATTCTTTTTCGCCAGTCATACCCTTAGCCTAGTGGGTAATGTTCCCCATCAAGGCACAACCTACTGTTCTTTTCCATTTACAAAATTGACTTTAACATCCTCACGGGCCAGTCTTTGGGAAAGTTCTACGTGAAATGCTCTTCGATGGGGGGAGTTGCCTTCTGCGCAGCCACCCGCTCCACACCCGCATTAATCTGGGCAATAATCGCATCATCATCAAAAACATCAGCAGCAGGTTTGCGCTGGGCGCTTCGGATACCAACAGGCTTGTTTTCGGAGGGGATGTGCCTTACTGTCTGCTCCAATATTTTAGATTCAGGAACAATTCGGCGCGCCAGCTCCAGCACTAGGGCGGCATCATCGGCGGTCTCCAGGAGCTGCCCCTCCGAATCCAGATACTCAAGCACGTCTTCATGCTTGATCCTGCCTAATTCAACCAGCGCCAAGGTTTGATTAATGCCTAGCTCATCGCATAGCCGTATCAAATCATCTGACGGCAGCCCTTCATTCAAACGCTTGTTGGCGGTTTTACGTGTAACTCCAAGGATCGACGCGATTTCCTGATCCGTTATCCGCCTGTGTGCTGATTCGCTCAACCATCGCTTGATCTCCATACAAATATGCTATCACTCTGGGTAATATTTTACTCAGTGGGCGTGCTGGGGGCTGGGGATTTAGTTATTTGCCGTATTTGCATGAGTAATATACGTTGCTTCCCAATGAGTGATTGTGTAAATTCGGTTACATATCAACGCGAAGAAAGCTAAAGAGAGAATGTATTTACTCAATTTGAATGAGGTTGATCGAGTTAAAAGAATGCATCAAATAGCCTCAAATACTGCATTAGCAGAAAAGACGCAAATTAGTAGAAAAACCTGGTCAAGCGCCCTGAACACCCGGAAACCCACTATCACGGTTTTGGACGCTCTTGCTGATTTGGGCGCCCGGCCTGACAAAATCCTTGTTTTGGATGGGGCCTGAGTAGCCCCTATTCGTCGTAAAGCCCAGTAAAAAGCAAAAACCCCGCTTCACAGCGGGGCGGAACAAAGAAATAAAGAAAGCGTAATACAAATGCATTATTCGTTCTATTCGGCGATAAGGTTGGTTTCAAATTTTCCTTCGATTAGTCCTGAATTATTCACGTATTCAACAAGTGTCTCAAGTAATTCCGCAACAGTTGCTTCTTTGAGCGCGCTTTTAACCGTAGATCGTTCACCGCCAAATTCTTCTGGTTGAAGAATCCCGTTATCCACAAGGGCATCAACTGGATTTACTCCGTAGGCACGAGCGATTGTGATGACGTTATCCGCAGTTGAATATCCCCGTTCTGAGTGGCGTAGGAGAGTTGGGCCTGAGAGATTAGAGCGCTTAGCGGCGATAGTCGGTGTTGGTGCGCCGGGCAATGATTTTAACCAGTCACTAAAGGCCATAGATTCATTATGAATCATTGACAACAAAGGATCAAGTTCATTTTGTATTAGATGTTGACAAAATGAATCCATAGATTCATAATAGATTCAAAAGTTTGGAATGAATTAAAGGTGATTATGCCAAAAAGAAAGATCCGTCCAGGAGCACTAGACGAGATTGCACAAGGTATTGGGGCTAATAGCGATCAAGAATTAGCTGAATTCTTAGGTGTTACAACCAAGGATCTGGAAAGTATTCGCTACCACGGTATCGATATGGTACAGGCCGCCGACATCCTCCGGCGTCGTGAAGCACATTTACGCGCAGCCCAGCTGTTAGATAGTTGCGATCTGGTTGCACGGGAACCCGTAAAACGAGAAGGAGCCTAAGATGCTACCGGCTTTTGTTGCGCAGGCTCTTCTTGATTATGTGGCTGCGCGGCACGCCAAGTGGGGTTTGCCATTGGATGTGGAAGATGATTTTTCGGTTTTCTCTGCCCCCGAGAACGATAGCCTGGCTGCTAATAGCAGGCTTACTGACATGGCGTGCGGGTGTTTGATTCAGGCCTTCCGCCAGGTTGAGGTGCAGCTGGCCGAATCCGGGCAAGTGCTCGGCTTCAACAGCCCCAACGGGGTGGCCTTCGCACTCGGCGATAACGGTAAGGTGCATTGCGTCGTGGGGACTGTTGTTTGTGATAGTAGCGGCCCCGACCCCAGTCTTATCGCTGAGCTTGATTCCCCATTCGTAGATCAGATTATCAGTGCTAGCTTGCAGCGCCCTACTGCTGATGCGGTTCGCATCCTCGGCTATCTCGTTGGCGTGTTCTGCAGCCAGGTTAGCCCTTTCGGCAGCGTCCAAGCTTTCTCTAGCGGTTTCGTTAGCAATTTCAGCAAGACGGTTAGCGCGCTTCGCATCGTAATGGCTCACCACAGCAACACCCAGGCTGACCACGCTGATAGCAGTAGCCGTGATAAGGGAAACCAAGGGGATATCCACGCTCCAAGTATAAACACCAGTGCCCCGTCGTAAAGCCCAGTGAAAAGCAAAAACCCCGCTTCACAGCGGGGCGGAACAAGAAACAATAGAGAAAGTGTAACACGAATGCATTATTTATTCAAAGTGAAAGTGCCCGGCACCCCGAACACGGTCGATGCAACCCTGATTGATGGGCGAATCTGGGTCACGCTGTTATCAGTGTGCAACAGCCTGGGCATCCACCAGCCCACGCAGCAAGACCGCCTAAAACTCACATGCTGGGCGAAAATCGAACGGATTCCCCTGGTGACCGAACGCGGCCGAGAACAAACCATGTACGTGATCGACCGCCGCACACTAACCATGTGGCTGGCCACCCTAGGCGTCTACCGCAACAAAGCCACCCGGAAAACCCTAGAAGCCTACCAAAAAAACATTGATGACGTCCTAGACCGACTCCAACAAGGCCTACGCGGGGAGAAAAACTACCCCACCGCACCACTAACAGAGAAGGCGCAGTAAGCATGAGCCGCTGTAAAACCCCCGCATCTAAACGCCGCCGGCCGCGCCGGGAGGGGGAGTGGTTGACACTGCCGGAGGCCGCTGCATATACGAAAATCCACCGCCAAACTCTGAGGGTGCTGCTGCTGAGTGGAGAGATCCCCTACAGCCGGAAAACCGCCCGGCCGCGCTCCCCATACCTGATCGAGCGTGAGCATTTAGATAGCTATCTTGCCCGGGTGAGTGATGATTGCCGGGCCGCTGCTGGGGGAGGTGCCTAATGCCCAGGTGCGAAGAAGCCCCGATATTGCTTGTTCAGACCTTGTTTTTGGGTTCGTGGCAAGCATATCAGGGATTTTGGGAGTTAAGCCCCAGCGTCCGGTATATCCCGCCTCAGGCCGCGGTAGGCGTCGTTAATGATCGTCGTGATATCCGTGTTCAAGTGTTGACAGCACCGGTAGAGAACCGGGACGGGTATATCCCGAATTCCCTTCAGATACCTGCCCAAAGTCACGTATTCGATACCGGTATCACGGGAGAGTTGGCGGACGGATTTTCCGTCGAATGCCGCAGCAGCCCTGATTGCTGCTCCAACAGCGGTGTTGAAACCCTCGGCGGATTTGATTTCGCTTTCCTCCATATCAACAACTATAGCCGTACGGCGATAAAAGAAAGCTGGCGGGTAGCTAAGATACAGTTGACTATAGACCAAAAAGAATACTATTGTAGCCATATGGCATGTATAAGATTCATTTTGGGTAGTTTTTTAGTCAGTAAACCTAACCAGAAAGGAAACAATAATGTCTACCACACCATATGGTGCTGACTCGTACTACGACCCATATGAGGAGTTGGACCGGCGGTTTGATTATCGGGTTTTGGATGATGAAACCCGGGCGCTGCGGATCGCTGTGGGCCGACAGTTTAAGAATTTCGCCAGGAATCTGGAGGCAATGCTCGATGACAGCAGGGAGAAAAACCTGGCCTTAGAGCGGCTGGAGGAGGCGATGATGTGGGCGAACGCTTCGCTGGCCCGCGGTGCTGAGACCAGCTAGCGGGATAAGGATAGCCCTGGCCTGGTAGGCCGCCCCAAAGGGCGTGGGGGTTCGATTCCCCCGGAGGGTGCTAGGCCCCAGCGTGGGGCGTGTTGCATAGCGAACTCGATAGTGGAAACACCCAATTGCCCTTTCCTCGTGCGGGGAGGGCATCTAACCAGGGGCCTAAAACGGGCTCCTGTCAGGCTCATGCTCCGGGAGGTAAAACCAGACACTTGCTTTGTTGGTTTCGTGTTTGGTCAAGCTAATTGCCTGGTTTTGCGCGGGTT